ATCAATGCATCTGTTAATTTATTTCCTTTATCACTTAACATAACAATTTGTTTCAACAATTTTTCAACTGTTGAAGTATCATTATTTACAGTGATGTTATTTGGCTTGCCATCCATACCGATGATGCGCATAACCTGTTCAGTTAATTGAATTGCTCGTTTACGTCTAGTTAAAGGGATAACCATTTCCTGTTTATCTCCTTCACCCACTTCAGCAAGTTGATGCTTTGTAATCAAACCACCATTCGCATATCTTCTTGGACCACTTGGAGACCAACCACCTCTTGGGTTAAACTGTGAGCGCCAATATCTGTTGTTAAAGAACGCTAATAACTGATCGTAACCACTATATATATTGTTGTGACCTCTAACAGCATAATGTCTAAATGTTTGTGGGATATATTGAAGCAATCCTTTTGCTGGATTGCCCTGTAAAACGTTGATGTCTCTAAGCGCACTAGATTGAGTTATACCTGCATTTCCTCCTGATTCGTGTTGAATCAAGCTAATAATATTTCCTACATCACCCGAAGTAACATTAACACCCATTCGTTTTGCTGCACGACGTATATCGCCTGCCCAAGCAGATGCAGCCTTATTAACACCTGAACCACTTCGAACGCCACTACCTTTAAGTGACTTCAACCATTTTTCTGGATCTTTAGCTGTATCATTCCCTGGATGTGACCCTTGCATCAATTGGAAATGTAAGTGTGCTCCTCTAACGAAATTACCTGTAGCACCTGATTTCCCTATCAGTTGACCAGCTTTAATACGTTGGCCTTGTCTTGCTAATTGCTTAGATAAATGCATATACCAGTTCCATTCATTAGCACCAGTCTTAATTTGTATAGAATTACCGCCACCGTAATCAGTCCATACCTTATCTGCTATACCACCTTTAACGGCATAAACGTTTGTTCCAGAAGGCATACCAAAGTCTATACCATAGTGACGACCGCCATTAAAGTTAAGTCCACCTGTGTAGCGTCCAAATCTTTGCCAGATTGGATATTCAAATAGATAGCTTCCATCGCCTCCACCACCGAAATCTTCAAACCACGATTTTACTTTGTCTACTAATTTCTTTTTGAGCAATGAGTATGCGCCTTTAGCTATTTTTACTGTAGCGTTAGCTCCGCCTCCAAAATTAATATTTAAACCTGACATTACTTTATTTACTAGTTTCCCTGGATGTTGTACGTAATCCCACACATCGCCGATTTTATCGCCTAACCAAGATGCACCATCTTTGATTTTATCGCCTGCTGCTTCAACCATTTCTTCTGCACCTTTTTTGATATTATGCGCTGTGTTTTTAGCTGTAGCTCCATATTCTCCTGCTTTTTTACCTATATTACCTTTAAGTTGGTCTAGCCAATCTTTCTTTTTCGTACCTCCATGAAACTTTGGTAAAACACCCATACGCTGTAACTTCAGAGTGTCATTAGCATTTATTACGCTATCCCCAACTCCTAGTGGAACAACCACATCTCGTCCTTGGGGTGCATGGAATGTTCCGTCAGCCCTGTGAATTACTTCTTGAACTCCACCACCTGGGGCGTTTCCAGAACCTCTATCATTTAATACAGCAAATGTCGGTTGCGTTAATGCTCCCGAATTATCGGTAGCTACACCCTTTCCTGCTAAAGTACCAGTAGACAATGTAGGTATTGGCTTGATGAGATTTTTATCAGTAATGGCTTTAGATATTTTATTAATACCGCCAATCATGCTATTCAAACCGCCAATAGCTTTATTAGCAACATTTTTACCTAAATCAGCCGCAGCTCTTCCCATGTCTTTACCAATATCTCTAATCCAATCATATGTTTTGGATAGCCATTTTCTAAAACCATTAAATACTGATTTAGCGTTAGACCATGCCGAACTTGAAATTGCATCAAAACGATCGTGGGCTCTTGAATACATATCCCCAGTCCAATCTTTTAAAGATTTGTATGAGTTACTAAACCATTTCGATGTTCCTTTCCAAACGGATTTTGCATTCGACCAAGCTGTACTAGAAATATTATCCCATTTCGCGCGAGATTTATTAGCCATATCCGTTAGCCAGCCCTTTGCACTTTTATATGCATTGCTAAACCATTTTGATGTGCCTCTCCAAATAGATTTTGAATGCGCCCAAGCTTTATCTGAAGCATCTGAATACTTTTGCTTAGTTTGATTGTAAATACTTCCTGTTGTCGATTTAACAGATTGCCAAGCTTTTCCAAACCATTTACCAGTACTATTAGCTATAGCCTTAGTGTGGTATCCTACAGAACTTTTGGCTGAGCTCCAACCTGAACTTAATTTGCTTGGAATCCCTTTGATTCCGCTCCACATTTTTTTCATTTCGCCGCCAAAATGATTAGCATTTCTGCCCATTTTACTAAAGGCTTCGCCAGTTTTACTTTTTACGCCGTCCCAAGCATTTCCAAACCATTTCTTTATATTTTCTCTGTTTCTACGAGCTGTTTCTTCTTGTTCTTTAGCGTATTTATCGCTTTTTTTCTTTTGGTCTTCTCTAAAGTTAGACCACCAACTTTTAAGGCCATTCCACCACTTTTCAGTATTTTTATATACACGTCCACTGGATAAATCCATTTCTTTATCAATATCTTTATTTTGCTTTTTAACAACATCTACTACAGCATCTTTTTTAGATTTTACTTTTCTTACTTCATCTTTATGTCTTTGATCAGCAATAGCTAACAATTTATCTTTTTCAGACTTAGAAAGGTTGACGTTATTTTTTATAGCAATGACATCATCTTCATATTGCTTGTCCACTTCTTTTTTTCTTGCTTTTCTTGCTTTTTCTGCTTCTTTAATTGCTTTGCTCGCTTCGTCTATTGAATAAGCATTTCTGTTTCTTTGCATTCTTACTAAAATACGCTCTTGCTCTTTTTCAGTCTTACTCAATTCTTTAACAGTGATATCACGTCTTTGATTTTCAAGCTTTTCAATTTCTTTTCTTTCATTTTCTGAAATCTGACCATCACTCAAAGCTTTTTCTTTCAATTCTTTGATTTTCTGATTGAGTTCTTGCTCTTTTTTAATTCGCAAGTCATTTTTTTCTTTAGTTCGAGTTAAAATGTTTTGCTTTTCTTGTTCATCGAATGCACTATACTTATCAATAAGTTCTTGAGTTTTTTCGAGTTCCTTTTTATTTCTTTTTTCTATTTCAGCTATAAGGTTATTAGATAAATCCGTTTCAATTTTCAAAAGTTTTTTTGCTTTGTCTTCTGATATCTGACCCGAGTTTAAACGTACTTTTTCCATGATTCTGCTATTTTCTTCAGAATAATGCACATATTTTTCTAAAGCTTTTTCTGTTTCTTTTGAAACACCTTTCCCTAACACTTTTACAGTATCAGACGCTTTTTTAGAAGCTGTGCCCATGGTTTGCATAAATCCTTTAAACTTGTTGACTCCTACTTTGAGAAGGTCATCGTCGCTTAATGATTTATAACCATCTTTCATATCTTTTGAAAACTTTTCTTTGAAGCTTTTGCCGATACTTCCAAGATAGTTTTTAAACTCTCCTAGCTTTCTAACAGCGCCGCCAATAATTTTACCACCAAAAAACTTTATAGTTTCTCCTAAACCGTTAATACCGTTTCTGAACCATTCCACACGATCATATGCGGTTTTAAAAACTTTATATGCAATTGTAATAGCAGTTATTGTAGCACCTATAGGTCCTGTTAAAAACTTTAAGGCTACACCAGCAAATCTTGCGCCTCCACTTACTGCAAATAAGGATTTTGCGGCTAATCCTAAACCGTTTTTCAAAAGTTTGAACGGTAAAATTGCTAGCTTTGCAGAATTTTTCAAAACATTTATAGGTTTTAAATTAAACAACATAGCTCCGGCTAATCCTTTAAAGCCTTTTGACGTTTTTCCTGTTGTAGAACCAAGAAATAAGGTTTGAAGACCTAAAGATTTCATTGCTTTTGAATTAGTATTTGAAAGGATTGTATTTTCAGCAATACGTCTATTTAATGACGCATATCCTTTAGCAGCACTTCCAACTGTACGTATTAATAACCCTCCAGCAAGAACTGCAGGTCCAATTGCTGCACCAAAAAGTGCTAATCCTACTGAAGCTTTTCTAACCCAACCAGGGAGATGTGTAAATCCATCAACTAATTTTGTTAAACCTTCCGCTCCTGCTCTAATCATAGGCGTTAAATCTTTACCGACTTCGATTGCTAATGATTCAAAAGCGCCACCTAATTGTTCCAGAGCGCCTTTGAGATTATCTTTCATCAAATCTGCTGCTTTTTTACTTTCGCCATTGGAATTCTTTAAGGATTTACTATAGCTATTAATTTTATCTGGTCCCGCTTCAATCAAGGCTAAAAATCCACTTGCTGCTTCAGTACCAACTATTGTAGCCACTGTAGCTAGTTTTTGTTCTCTCGTCATGCCTTTCATATTATCTTGGAACTGTCTAATCAATTCACCCATGCCAACAAATTGACCTTTAGCATCAGACAAATGAATACCTAATTTTTTCATTTCCTTAGCTGTATTTTTACTTGGATTAGCTAGCCTGATAAATGAAGCTCTTAGGGCAGTACCTGCTTGAGAACCCTCTAAACCTGAGTTAGATAAAACTTCAATTGCTGCGGAAGTGTCCTCTATTGAAACTCCTAATGCTTTTGCAGGAGTACCAGCATACTTCAATGCATCTCCCATGTACTGAATATCTGCAGCACTATCATTTGCTGATCTCGCAAGTAAATCAGCAACATGATTTGCATCAGATGCTTTTAAACCGAAAGAGTTAATCGCTGAAGCCATTACAGTTGCAGTTGTAGCCATTTCTGCACCACTTGCTTCTGCTGCACTGATAACACCTGGCATAGCCTCCATTGTTTGTTTGGCATTAAAGCCTAAAGCTGCCAATTCTTCCATACCTTTAGCAACTTCGTTAGCACTTTTACTGGTTTTAGCTCCTAAGTCAACTGCTTGATTAGACATGCTTTTCAAGTCTTTACTGCTTGCTTGCGCAATCGCTCCAACTCGAGACATTTGGCCTTCAAAGTCTGCACTTGTTTTTAATGCTGCACCTAACCCTAAAGTAATTGGTGCAGATACGCCCATCGTCATTGTACGTCCCAGGGAAGTCATTTTGTCTCCAATAGAACTAAATTTCTTTGACATGACATCCGCTTGACTTGCAAGTTTACCGAAATGACTTTGAGCTATCATTTGTTCTTTGTTAAAAGTCTTCATTTCGGATGAAGCTTTATCTATTGAACGCTCCAAATTATTTAAAGCAGCTTTTTCTTTATTAACAGCTGTTTCAGCTTTTGCGACATTAGCGCTATGATTCTTAATAGTATTGTTTAAATCATTAAATTCTTTTTCTGTTTGCTTTAATTTAGTATTAGTTTTAGCGTAAGAACTTTCAATTTTATCATTTGATTTTGAAAGATTGTCATTTTGCACTTTTAGTTTTTGAACTTGATTGCCTTCTTGTTTATATTGTTCAACAAGTGCTTTATGCTTAGCGGACTGCTTCTGTACTGCGTCACTTGCTCTTTTTAGTTGTGCAGTAGTAGCTTGGTTACTATTCTTAAGCTTTTGTTCTGCATCTCTCAACTGTTTAAGTTTTTGATACGCATCTTGTTTACGTTGATTTGTACGTTTATATTGATTTTCAGCTTTTTTAAGTTCTGTATTCGATGATTTTAAGGCTTCTTTAGATTTATCAAGAGCTAATTTTTCTTTTTTATTGGCTTCTACTAACTTTAAATATGCTTTCTCAACATCTTTTACACTGGATTTAGCTTTTTGGTAATTAGCGTTAACTTGTTTAAGCTCATCTTCTACTTGAGAATACATCTTTTTTTGAACTTTAAGCCTATCATTTAACCCCTTAATTCTCGCCTGATATTTTTTCATTGATTTTTCAGACTTATCAAATGCTGACAGATTAGCTTTCATTTCACTATTAACAACACCTAATTGTCGCTTTAAACCTTTCATGCCTTCTTGGACACCTAAATGGTCTAATTTCAGCTCCAAGGTCATGCCTTCTACTTTTTCATTCATATTAACCTCCTTTCTAGCTTCCAAAAAGTTTTCTTAAATCCGTACCTGTAATGACTTTTTGTTCACTTTGTTTTTCTTCAGTCTCTTCTTTATTCTCTTCATTAAGTATTTCTAAAAGTTTTACATACGGTTGTTTTCTGACTTCAGTTAATGTCCACCCATACTGTTCCATACAGAAACGTTGTATTTTCTTAATGTTCGATAAAATGTCTCTTATTGAGATTGTTCTTCTGTCTTTCCCATCTCTTCTGGTTCAGTTTCTGAATCTTCTTCATCTTCACCATTGATTTCTCGAAATATATCTTTCAAGGCTTTTGTATAAGTTTTAGTGCTCATCTTGTTCAGAACATCTTCTTCAGTCAATCCTTCATCTTTAAATAAATCTACTAATAACTGTCGCTCTTTTTGTCTCATTTTTGTTGCGTTAGGTGCTTCTTTTTTATTCTCTTGATTTACTAATTCTAAATACTCATAGCATTTTTCTGCTTCGCCCATTGTTACATCTTCTTTTGTATAGCTCTCTGTTTTTCCTGTTTTACGATCTTTAATTTCAAATTTAATCATTGTATTAGCTCCTTTTATTCAAATAAAAAAGACGCAGATATACTGCGCCTTAAATCCCTATCCGTTTGTTACTGTCACTGAAATTTGTCCTGACTTATCGCTTCCATCAGTAGACGTAGCAGTGATTACTGAAGTACCTTCAGCTACACCGTGAATTGCTCCTGTATTTTCATCTACAGTAACAAATTCTGGATGTTCACTTGTATATTTCAATATTTTATTCGTTGCTGTGCTTGGTGCAATGTTTGGCTCAACATTGTCATCGGTATTTACCATAATTGATTTAGTTTCTGGTGTAAATGATACGCCTGAGACTAGAATTGGATTGGTTTTGAATTGAGGTACATCAACTTTACTAGATTCTTTACCATTTTCTTCCCATGCCACTTGGTAAGTACCTTTTGGATAAGTTGTATCCGCTTCTAAATTAGATAAAGTTACTGACACTTTGCCTTCACCTTGTTCAGAAGCTACGACGTCGTCTCCTTTATAAACCTTTAAAGTTTTAGTCATAAATTATTCTCCTTTGATTTATTTTGAAAGCCCCTATTCTGCTGAAACTGTTGCAGATTTTGAATTAACTGCTACTTCAACATTTTGGGGGTTAGCTGGGTAACGAACCTGCAGAATCCTCTGAATGATCTTCACTGTCCGTGTATCCAACGAATACTTTTTTGAAGAATTCTGCTTCTCCTTCTTTACCTTCATGATAACCGTATACAATACCTTGTGACGTTCCATCAACATCAACTTTTCTATTCATCCAGTCACCTGTTAATTTTGTAGGTTCTGGGGCTTCTGCTTTTTCACCTCGTGTTTTAAATTCAATTGAATCTAAACTAAAAGTACCTTTAAGTAAGGCTACATATACCGGCTGACCTGTTAAACCATCTTCCGATTCGCCAATTACTGTTACATACGGTGCTCTTGTATTCTCTCCTACCCAAGATGTACCATTTTTATCTTTAGTACGTCCAATAACTGTGTTTAAATCATCACTTGGAATATTGAAAATACTCATGTCAGACTTAACTTCATTAGTACCTTGTTTTTTCATCCATACACGTTTGTTAGATGCAAACATATCTACTAAATC